CATAGGTCCCAGGTGGTGGCGCCGCCCGTCATGATGATTTCGTCGAAAATCCACAGGACGTCGCCCTTTTTTACGCCGCAAACGGCGGACATTGGGTCGATGTTGAAGTCCACCCCTATCAGCAAAGGCAAAACGGGTAGGTCCTGGACGATCTTGTCGATGTTGTCGTCCGAGAAGCTGACGGCGACGAGACCGCTGAGATTCTCGAAGCTCGCCTCGAACTCTTGGCGGAAGGTGCGGGCGTCGAGTTGGGCCCGGGCAGCCTCGATTTCGGCGGGTGGGACGTTATCGCCCTCGATCGTCGTGAATTGCCACCGGGCCCAGTCCGGGTCGTCCTCTTCGCAATAACACCAGAGGTCGTAAAACCAGCTCGCCGTGCCGTCTGGGGTGGAAATGAACAGGGCCCATCCTTGTTTGTCGGCGAGGGCGGGTCGGATTACCTCGAACCAGACCTCGCTGTCCATGAACGCGGCCTCGTCGAGGACAACTCCCGCCAAACTTCGGCCACGGAGGGCCATTGCGTTCTCCGTGCCCTTCAATTCGATGGTGGACCCGTTTACCAGCTCGATCTTGAGGTCGGTTTCGTTCTTGCTCTTGACCCAGGCTTTGGGGACGAGGCGCTTGAGCAGCTTCCACACGATGTCCTTCGCCATCCGGTAGCTGGGGGCGCAGTAGAAGTAGGTCTCGCCCGGACGTTCGATGGCTCCACGCAGAAGTTCGACGCAGGAGAGGTAGCTTTTGCCGAATCGGCGACCAGCGACGAGGACGCGGAATCGGGTGCGGCTTGCGAAAACTTCGCCCTGTGCGTGACGAAGACTGACAGTGTTATCGCTCATGCGGACTACCCTACTGCAATAGAAGGTAGTGGGTGCATATTTTTTGGGCCGGCGCGTTCCAGTCGCTGGAGAATCGAACCCCTACCCCGTGGCTGTGTAACAGAAGAGAGAAATGGGAATGTGTCAGTAGGTTCCCGGGGCCGTGATCAGCACCCCCGCAGCACCGAACCCCACCCCCGGTGGGGGGTAGGGCCGGTAGTTCAGGTGTATTAGCCTCGCGAGGTCAGCCTAGGCCGCCAGGTGCTAGGCCGTTGTGCCAGGTGTTGCCGTGACGGACACGTAGGACGATGGCTTGGTCGTCGCGACGGATGGTGGCGGTAACCGCATCGGCGGCGCTGCGGGCACTCCCCCAGCACGTGGCGGCTTTGCGATCGGTCGACTCAGTGACGAGGTCGGGGTAGGTGTGGAACGTTGTGGTTGCCATGGTTTGGTTGGGGTGTTGTACTGTGCAATCCTAGCAGCACGCCGAACGGATCGCGACGCACAACGCTCCGAATTTCGGATTTCTTCCGGTTCCGGTTCGGCCCGGTTCGGAATCGCCGGAATCCTAGGTGGTGACACGCTAGGCGCGAGGAGTACAGTCTCAACGATGCGACGGATGGGACCTGGCGAACTGTAGGGGGCATGTTGCTAGATCGCGTCCCATGCTCTACCCTTGCACGTAAGCAGCACCTAGGCCCGACCCGTGGCCATGCTGCGCTTGCCATGATCCGCTCCATCCCCACGTTGCACGGCACCGCGCTAGCGGTGTCCGCACTGTTAATCGCAACGGCCGCGCTCGCATTTGACGGGGGCCGCACCGCGTGCCCGTCCCATCCCGCACAATCCGCCAACATCGCCCGAGGTGCGGCGTGACCCTTACGATCTCCGATCTCTTGGCCTACGCGTCCCGTCAGGCCCGCATAGAAGCGGCCGACTATTTCGATCCCCGCTATCCCCGCCTAGACGAGGTGCGCGCATGGCGGAACGACCGAGGGCACCGCGACCGCGACCGGCGCCGCGTGTTCCGCACATTCCCCGGTCGCATCCGCTCCGATGCGCCGTTGATCCCCGGAACCTATGGCGGTGCACGCCGCCTCGAAATCTCGGCCGATACGATCGACTACACCGGGTGCCAATACGCGGCCCGCGAAATCTGGCCTGCGGTTTTCGACTATTTCGAGCGAACCGGTGAGGCCTGACCCGTGAAAACCCATTTCCACGACCCCGCTATTCCGCCGGTCACGCCGGCCCAGTTACGTGCCGTAGGTCAAGACCCGGCCGATCTGTGGTTCTCTCCCACGTTCCGGTCCTGGGTTTTCAGCGGCCCGCTAGCCCGGGCTAACCCTTACCGAACGACCGGCGCGCACCTAGCCGCTCTCCACCTCACACCTAACCCCGACGCCTAACCGTGAAAACCTCCACCGCTTCAAACCACAAACGCCGCCTAGCTAACCGGATGCGCAGCATCTACGCGTGCGCCGTCTACGATCGGCCGTCCCACCGGGACCTAATCGCCCGGGTATCGGCCGAGGTGTGGAACGACCCGGGCCTCAAGCGGTGTCCCGGTTGGGTCAGCACCGCGCTTCTAGAGGTGCGCGCCACGTTGGCAGAGACCATCTACCGGCACCTGATCTGGGCCTTCATTGGCTCCGATGGCGTCCCACGCCAGCTTGACGACCTAACCGAAACCGACCGGCAAGCGGTTTTCGCCGGAACCATCCAAGGCGGCCACTATTGGCTCAAAACCGAGCGCACCGTTGAAACCCTGCCGGATGGCCGCATCCGCGAAACCCTTACGAAAACCCCCACGATCTCCCGGTACTGATCCATGCGCACCGAAACCCTCCCATCCCACGATGCGATCCGCTGGCTTCTAGATGGCACCGGTTGGCGCATCATCGGGCAACACCACGCGGCCCACCCTATCGGCCTCCCCAGTCGCGACGGCCTAGGAAACTACGTGCAAACCGAGCGCGTATGGTTGGCACCGGAACCGCTAGGTCGCGAGGCCATCGGCACCGCTGACGCCGCGTACGTGGACATCACTCGGTCGATCCATGATGTCCCCACGATCGACATCGGCACCGCGGGCCGTGAAATCCTGCGGCGCGCCGCAACGGTTAAAGAATTCCCCACGCGTGCGGCCTATGTCGCCACGATGCTTCCATATGCGCTCGGCACGGATCCGAACATCATCGGGGACCATTGGACCGAGTGTTGGGATTGCGCCAACCGTGCGGAACGTCTAGGTCTGTTGGCGGCGTTGGCACGATGACCCGATCCACCGATAAGGAGCGCGCCAGCCGAGAATCTGAGGCGTTGGCGCTTCTAAGCTCCGGCGCCGGGTCGGCCTACGCGGCCCAGGTCCTAGCGGAACGTCACGGTGTCAGCCTGCGGCAAGGGCGCCGGTACGTTGCGGCCGCATCGTTCGAGCTATGCGACGCGGCAACACCGGCCGAGCTCGACCGTCAGGCAATGCTCAGCCTGCACCGGTTGGACCTAGTCGCCGGTCGTGCCATGCAGGCTGACGATCACGCCCTGGCGGTGTCAGCGACTAAGGCGCACTGCGTCGCATTGGCCCAGTTCCGGCGTGCCATCACCGCGCCAGCCGTTAGATTCCGGCTTCCGTCACAAGCTGGCGCCGACCTGCCATTCTGACCGATCACGCCCCAGCGCCTAGGCGCCCCGCTATGGGGCGCTTTTTTATGTCCTAGCTATGTCCGGCAACGCCCCGGAAGTCGGCACCGTCAGCCCCACCTAGAAGCCCCAGCAAGACACCCCCGTTCTGGAGTGGCTTCTACCCGTTGCGCCCCGCTTAGGTGGCCTTTGCTGGCGATCCTAGACGGCCTAGGCCCACGCTACCGGTAGCGTCCCACCCCAGGGCCGGACACTAGGCGCCCCAGTGCTAGGCCGTGTGGCCTGTAGGCCCGCCGGTGTCCGGGGCCTATGTCGCCCCAGGTCTACAGGTAGGCCCGTCCACCCCTAGGGGACCCATAAAAGCCCTAGAACCAAGGCTATGAATGGCTTTTTCGAGGCTATGAATGGATTTTCAGGCCCTTGAATGGCTTTTTAGGCCTTGAATGGCTTGCCAGGTCGCAGGAAATGGACTATTGTGCAAGACAAGAGGACACGCCCAACCGTGAGGCCCCTCGCCCCAGTCAAATGGCCAACCACACCGCTATCCGCCAGCTGATCGAGTCTGCCGGCAGCCACTTCGTTTCTGTCCACTTCGTCAAGCAAGATGGCAGCCTGCGCCAGCTCACCTTCAACCCCAAGCATGTGGGCGAGATCAAGGGGACCGGTCACGCCCTGAAGGATCCAGCCGCTATCGACAACATCGTGCGGTGTATGGACATCGCCAAGGGCTGGCGGTCGTTCGACTGCCGCCGCGTGTGCAAGCTCACCGTGAATGGCGAAACCGTCGAGTTCAATCTGGAGATCGACAGTTAGTTCCAGCCCTTGAATGGGTTTTTGTGCGGGGGCGTTAGCTCCCGCGCTTGTCTTCGACGGTGATGTTCAGTGTGGGGGCTTGATTGGCGGCTTCCTCCACGCTGCCCTCGCCCATTGCACGTCCCAGGCTGTCAAGAAGCTGTGCGACCACCTGGAAGTTGCCGCGCTTGAGGGCTTTCTTGATGGTGTGCATCCGCATGTTGTTGACTTGATTCAGGAATTCCGCTCGCTCCCCAGCGAAGTCTTCCCGCATCAACAATTTGGCAGCAGCAATATACTTCTCCGCCTGGCGGTAGCTGACACTGTATTTAGTGGATAGCTGGCAGGCGTTTTCCCGGTATGCTCCACCCTGCAACATCAACATGTAGGCAGCGTTTACACGCTCCTGCATTTGAGTTTCTGTGATTGGACGCCCTTTCGAGAAACGGTTTTCAGCACGAGTGAAGGGAGAAGGCAGACCCTTCGGCTTCTCCGGCTTCACACCACCGTCAATCGGTTCGATGTCGTCGCTGTCTTGAATGTCGTTGAAGTCGGCCACAGGCTAACTACGGTGTCTTGAATGCAGTGTAGGGCCTATTCAGTCGCGGCAGTAGTTGCCTGAGGTGCTCCAGCCCAATGGGCAGGTTCCCTTCTTCTCGACTATCGGGCGACTTGTACTGCTACTGGGTACACAGTAGGAACCACTGCTGTACCAGCCAAGGGGGCAATACCCGACCTTAATCACTGGTGTCTGCAGGCCTACTACAGTAGAAAGGAGCAGAGTGAACATGGCAGTGACAAAGGTGCTCCAGTTGAATGCGGATGTAGAGGTTTTGTCGCAAGTAGGGGGCTAAACCCCTTGCGGTGACTGGGATTCGGTGTAGATCCTGACGCGTTCCAGGTAGGCGTCCTCGGCTTGTACCAGCTCGTCTTGGGTGAGGGTGTAGACGTCTGGGTCGCCGCACCTGCGGGCTAGTACAACTGCACCACTCTGGGGGCGGAGGGTGGTGAGGTGCTGGAGTCCCAGTGAATACGCTCCAAGCTGGTGGACGTATGAATGGGCGGCGTTCATGTAGGGCATCTTGTTGGTGGTGCTGGTCTTCCAGTCGCAAATGCAGATGCCTGAATGGCCCTTGAGGGATACCAGGGCGTCGCATGTTCCAGCGAATCCGGCTGGGTGATGAATGGAAAATTCGGAGGCGAAAATTTCGGTGACGTTCTCGACGATCCAGTCGGAGAGGCCACGGGCGTAACCGGAGGCGCTCCAGCCCACTTGGGGGAGGTTTTCGTGGACTTTCTTGAGGGCCCACTGGGTGATGGGGGTGGGGATGCGTGCCAGGCCCTGGCTGTCCCACTTGATCGAGTTGCGTTTGTTGGCGGTAGAACGTGCCAGTTGTTGAGCTGTCTTGAGGAGGTATTCGGCCTGGTTGTGGGCGAGGTTGCCTCTTCGGGCTGCTACATCACGCTGTTGAGTGGCTTCGACCTCACCGAGGCGTGCGACCCAGCGTTCCAGTCCGGATTTATCGCTGGTTTCCTTCAGGATGTGTGTAACACTACTGTAGATGTTGCCTTTAGCGTCGCGGTAGACCCTGAATGGGCCCGAGTTGTCTTGCTCCAGCTTCCACTTTCTGAGGTTGGCGAGGGTGTCTTGTGTGTTAGCTGGCATTTAGATACTCTTTCCCATCAATAGAATACCCTGTAAAACGGTCTTTGGCAAGAAAAAGCCCCGGTGTTTCACGGGGCTACTGTCTCAATTGAAGCGACTACGCCATTCTCCGCAACCTTGCGAACCATGTACTACAGGCCAAATTGTTCTGTAGTTAACAGGGTTGTCGCTGCTGTACGGCACAGTTTGCGGTGCGTGACGATGACATTCGCCTAATACATCGGCAGGACGCCGATGCAAGTCTTCAAAGTGCCATCCCCAACGGCAAGTATGGCAAAGTTGTACTTCAGCCATATCAGGCTGCCTTGAAGGGGTTGCCGCCCTCGAACAGGCGGGTGATGTCGAAACCAGCGGACTTGGCTTCGATCCAGGCTGCATCAATGTGCTCCTGGGCGCCCTTCTTACGGGGCACTGGACGCAGGGTGTACTCCGTCAGGAGGCCCGAGCCCTTCTTGCTGAGGTTGAAGTCCCAGGCAAGCAGATCCTCGTAGTCGTCCATTTGGGAGATTTGGTCCAGCTCCTTGATGATCGACTTTTGGGTCAGGCTCATCACCTGGACTGCGCCAGCGTCGAAGTTGTAGACCGGGGCGGCAACGAAGAACTTGATGTCCACGGTGCCAGGGCCGCCACGTCCTTCACGGGGCTCGAAGTCGCCCATCTCGGTGGCGATGTCCTCAGGCGTGGGCTCGTACTCGAAACGGAATGGCTTCGACTGGCCCTCGGTGTTGGCACCCCAGACCTCGTAACCCTCAAGGGGCTGGTCGGACAGGAGCGCGAAACGGACAGAACCACCGTCGGTCAGCTTGCTGACTTGGAGGTAACCGCCGCCGGTTGAACCGCTGTTGACGGATGCAGAGGCTTTCTTGGAAAGGAATCCCATGGTCGGTTTGTAGGGGTGTGGTCGGGCTGTGGTGCCCAACGTGTGACACAGTAACACGGGGTTGACCCGGCGTCTACCCTACAAAAACGGCCCCAGCGAAAACCCGCCGAGGCCGTGGTTCAAACATTCCTGTAGGAGTCTAACACTGTGTCAAGAGAGTCTCAAGAGTTGCTGGCCTTTGTGCGCCAGTTGCCGGTGGGCATGGCGTACACACCCATTTACGCCAAGGGCTGCAAGCTTGTTTCCGGGACAGTCAGCAAGGGCAAGACGCCCCTGGAACGGGCGCACCACGCAGACCTGACTCCGGCTGACGTTGCACTTCAGATTGAGCGGCGGCACGACGTTTTTCGGGCTGTTGGTGTTTTCACTGGCCCCCGGAGCAACGGCCTGGTGATCCTGGACGTGGACCGCAACCTCGCCAAGCTCAAGAGCAAGTGGGGTGAGTCGCTGGAAGGGGCCCCGATGGTCACCAGCACCAAGGCCAACGCCGCTAAGTACCTGTTTCGGGTGCCCGAGGAGCTGTGGCCCGAGGTCAAAGGTTTTGGACTTTCGGATACTGGGGCCGGTTATGAGGTCCTGTGGGGGCGCCAGGGGCTCCTGTACGGGGCTTACCCGGGGTCTAGCGATGGGAAGGGCCCGGAGGGCTTCTACGGCTTTGTAGGCGATCTGGAGGCCATCCCAGAGGCTCCAGCGTGGTTGCTGGCGGAGATGAAGGACCACGCCGGTAAGGAGGTCGCCGACGGTGGCTTCATCAAGAACCGGAAGGCGCTCGACTTCTCAGATCGGGACCCGGATGAGGTGGCTGAGATCATCCAGTCGGCACTGCGGGTGATTCCAGGGCAAGGCGGCGGGAGCCGGGACCACTGGGTCAAGGTGGGCATGGCGATCCACTCGGAACTGCCAACTGAAATTGGCCTGACGCTGTGGTCGGCGTGGTCCTCGGATGACCCGGAATACGCCGAGGAATGGACCGACGGCAACCCCTGCGAAGAGGTGTGGAAGAGCTTCAAACGCGGGCCGGTGAGCCTTGGGACGCTCTTCTGGATGGCGGACCAGCAGATGCCTGGACGGCTTTGGCTGCCCGAAGACCTGCGGAAGGTGGTCGCTGAAGTCGAATCCGACAACGTGACGCGGATTCGACAGGTAACGATTAGTTACAGCGAGCTGATGAAGCGGGCTAAGGCGATCCAGGAGATTCAAAACCCTGCCGAGGCTTCCCATGCCATGAATGTGCTGGCGTTGGAAGCTGGGTATCGGGATGCAGGTGCCCTCGAACGGCTCCTGATCTCCCAGATGCAGTACGAGCAGCAGGACGACGACATGGGACTTGACCGGCTGCTCGAAAAGGACCTGCGTTTTGAGTACCTGATTCCCGATCTGCTGCCCTGTCCTGGCACCGTCATGGTCCACGGCGCTGGCGGCGACGGCAAATCCATGTCCGCCTGGACCATCGCCAAACACGTCGCCCGGGGGATTCCGTTCTCCGTGCGGGGTGACCTCGTTCCAGTGGAATCCGGGCCGGTGTTGATCCTGAACGGTGACCAGAGCGAAGTTCAGGTTCAGCAGCAGATGCGTGACCTGGAATTTCTGCCCACCGATCCGGTGCGGGTGGTCATGGGGTGGGACCTCAACTGGTACTACCGCTTTGTGCAGCTCATCGAGAAGCACCGGCCCAAGCTGGTCATCATCGACTCGATCACCGGCTGCTCCAGGGGTTCGGCCTTTGACGAAAACAAGAAAGAATTTGCCAGCCCGATCTACTGGCTGGCCAACAACAACGGTCGCGTGTTCCCGGCCTGCACCATCCTCCTGATCCACCACGCCAACAAAACCGGTGGGTTTAGGGGCTCCACGGCCATCAGGGACGCTGTGGACGAGGTGTGGGGGCTCAGGAGGCCCGACAAGCGGCAGATGGAGCAACTGGGTGGCAACACCCGCCTCATCACCGTGGAGAAGTCCAGGGCGGGCAGGGACGGCTCCAAGCTGCTGATGAAGCTGGAGAGCGACCTGACCTTCTCGCTGTCCGACTACGTGGAGCTGGACACTGAAAGCGCCGGACCCGCTTCCATTGTGGATCGGGTGCTCCAGCGCCTACGGGCTGCTCACCCCCGGCACATGTCGCTGACTGACCTGGCATCGGACCCCCTGTGTGGGGGGAAGGTGGCGGCCATCAGCAAGGCGCTCCAGCGTCTGACCTCCCGTGGACTGATCGAGGTGGTGGGGAAACGGGCGGGTGGTTCCAGGCCCTCCAATCTGTACCTGGCTGTTCTCTCGCGTGATATGTGTGTAAAAGAGTGTCCAAATATGGGAAATCCCAGTCAGGGACTGGAAAGTAAATCGGGACAACCCCTGGACGTGTCCCGAATTGCCGAGCCCTCGGACGCAATTCAGGACAACCCCACCCCCTGTCCCGATTTACTTCCCAGTGATACCAATGGATCTGGGGTTTCTGGACAGGTTTTGCCTATACCCCCAAAGGGAGACCGCACCACCGAGGAGCTTGACCGCCTTCGGCAGCAGGCCGCCAGCCGCTGGGGGTCCGACCTCTGATGCTCCGACTCCCCCTGCTGCTCACACTTAACCTTTTTCTATGGCTGGCGAGGTCACTCGACTGGCTGTCTCGGAGAACCACGGTGTCTACAACCAAGTCCAAGCCGAAGCCGCCGAGACGCCCCACGCTGGCTGTCATCATTGGCGCCGTGCCCGATGACGTCTTTGCCGTCATTCGCATGAGCTGGTTCCGCCAAGGCCGACCCATCGAAGTCGAAGAGTTCCGAATCTTCGAGTGCGAGGA